CGCGGGCTTCCTGAAACAGGCGGTTAAGTTCCGCTTCCATGCGGCCATATTCCCTGGCGTATTCGCGAAGACGTTGCGCGCGGATCGGTAATCCGTTGTGATGCAGAGCCTCGGCGAGGTCCATCAGTTCCTCTTCGCCGTTCCGGTATGTCTTGCCACCACGGGTAATTGGACGGGCGCGACGCTCGGGGCCTTGGTATGGCTTCAATTTCGCGTCGTGATCCGCGATCATCGCCAGAACTTCATCCTGCTTCATCACCAAAACCCTCCCTTCTCAGCTTCAAGCTGATCGCGTGCCTGCTCAGCCCAACAATCCAGGCACCAGAAATGACCATCCGCGAACGCCTCGGCGGGTTGATCGCAGCCGGTGCACCATGCCGGCACGGCGCCGTCCTCGCATTGCTCGCAGCGGCGGAGAACGGCTGACGGGTCGTTGCCGTTGCGGTCAGCGATGGCGGCGAGACCACCGCATTCGGCGCAGCACTTCGTAAGGATGGGCATCGGGTGGCTCCTTTGATCTGGGGCAGATATAGCGTCCGTGGCGTTAATCGTCAACAAAATAGTTTAATCTGTCATTGACAGCGTGACATCGTGGCTGTAGGTTGGCGCTCATGAGTAGAAACCTACGACTCGCGACCATGAAGGCGGGGCTCACGGGAGCTGATCTGGCCAGACACTTCGGCGTGTCGAATGCCGCCGTCAGTCTTTGGTTGAATCGCAAAAATCCCATTCCTGACAGATTCAAGCACGAGTTCGCCGCGCTGATCGGTGTCGATGTCAGTGAGATCATCCTACGAGAAACACCAAACACGGCCCGGCGATGAAGGATACCAGGGCCGCGTGCCGAGGGGATTTCACTGGACCGAACCTCGGCGGAACCGTCGTGCCGGCAGGCGCCATTCATTCAGACCGGACGGGCGCCGGGCGCGGCGGTTCCAACCTCATTCCGGTGCCAGGTGCAATGCTTATGACGCTAACGGGCGAACGCAGCGACGCTACGAGCAGAGGCAGGGATTGCGAATATCCCGACCGGAGCCAAGCCCATTCCCAAACCCGCACCCACCATGATGCGGGACGCCTGCTGGCAGCATCCACTCCACAGGCACCACTGCCCGGCGGTTCAGACGCGACGAGCCGCCGGGCGATTTCTTCGAGGAGCGCGTGATGACACGTGAGAGAAAGTATCGGTTCGAGGTATGGCTGTCTGGCGCCGAGGTTCGATATTTCTCGACCATGGAAGCGGCGGAACGATACGCCCACCGCTGGGTGGCTGACCATGTTGATGAGCGTGGCAGAACGACATCGGTCGATCTGCATGTGGAGTTTCGGCATGTCGCGACTGTCAGCATGGACGCGCTCAACCGCGTGTGGACCGATGTCGTCGCGACGGAGTTGATATGATGGTGTTGCATCTTCAAGCCGCCGACGACCCGCCGCGTCCCGATCCGCTCGCGAAGTTCTTCGCGATCATGTGGGAGCATTTCGTTGACGGGTGCTCAATCGATGGATGCGACCTTCAGGATGCCATCGAAGCGAGCGGTATGGGTGTCTCGCGCGAGACCACGCAAGAGGACATTGATAGCGGCGTGGACTACCTGGAAATTGGTGACGATATCACGGTTCTTACCGCCGCCGGGCGCGCGGCGATCGAGGCGGCGAAGCGTGCAACCTGACCTTTCCGCTATCTTCGCGCTGCGCCTGTCCACCGCTTCGAAGCTGGTGTTGATCGCGATGGTCCATCGGGCGCGGGATGGATGGTATCGCGGGCATGTGACGCAACTGGCGAGTGACGCGCAAATTCATCGCGTCACCGCTGAATATCAAATCTGGGACTTCCAGGAGATGGGGCTGATCCATCCTCACCCCGGCAATAAAGCGCGCCTGCAAACGCGCGCGTGGCGCGTCGACCCAAAACTGACGATTGAGCGAGGCATGGCAGCGTGAAAGTTCCCCCAACGGTGACCGTCATGGACTACCTGAAGTCGATCGCCGTCGATGGCGCGGTGGCGTCGCACGCGGCGTCGTGCGCGGAGGCTTGCGGTATGTCCGTGGCACGATACGGCGCGACGCTCGGAATGCTGGTGCAGGTCGGGTTGATCAGTTCAACGGGGCGCACACGCGAGGGCGATCGGCGCGTCATCCACTACGTGATCGAGACCAACGTGGTGCCACGGCACATTTACGAGCGCGACAACGCATGGCCACAGGCGCGCAAGGAGAAGCTGCGGGCGGAATGGGCCAAGGGCGGAACCTCTGAGGAAATCGGAAAGCGTCTTGGCGTGTCGAAAAACTCCGTCGTGGGCATGGCGCACCGGATGAAACTTCCGCCCCGCATGTCGCCGATCAAGGGATTTGTGCCGAAGCCTCCGAAGCCCGCGCCTGCCACCGTCACCAGGCCGCCCCCGCGCGCTCCTGAGTCTGTCGTGGTCGCTCCCCTGCCTCCGCGACACGTGGCGTCACCCAGGCGCTCCGTGGTCACGATGAGCGGTGGGAAGGGCCTCGTGCTGGGCGCGGCGCCAGTGTGGCGGGCGGGACAATGCAGGTGGGCACTTGCTTGTTCGGAACCGGCGGTGCGCGGGAACTGGTGCGAGTGCCACGGGGCACTGCTCGGAAGGAAGGCGGCGGCGTGAAGCCTCTGGCCATCGACCTGTTTTGTGGCCTGGGGGGGTGGACCGATGGCCTACTCGCCGAGGGCTACGACGTGGTGGGATTCGACATCGAGCGTCACGAATACGGCGAGCACCACTACCCCGCACAACTCGTGGTGCAGGACGTGCTCACGCTGCACGGATCGCAGTTCCGCGATGCGGCGCTGATCGTCGCCTCACCGCCGTGCCAGGCCTACAGCTATCGGGCGATGCCATGGAAGCGCGCCAAGGCGCTGCCGCCGCCGTGCAACAAGCTGTTCGAGGCGTGCTTCCGCATCCAGCGCGAGGCGATTGAGGCGGCCGGGCATCACATCCCCCTCGTTGTTGAGAACGTGCGCGGGGCGCAGCCGTGGGTCGGACGGGCGCGGTGGCATCACGGGTCGTTCTACCTCTGGGGTGACATTCCGGCGCTGATGCCGATCGCGCTGACCCGCTCAATGGTCGATGGCAACAAAGGCGCCGGGCCAAGTTGGGCCGACGTGCTGGCCAAAAAGACCGGATCACATTGGACCAACCCCATTGAGCATGGGCGGACGCTGGATGGCGTGAAGCATCCGGAGCCAGGGATGGACTGGGGCAGGTTCGCCGCGACCGGAATGAAAAGTCGGCAATGGAACGCGGGCTCGGCGGGCACCGTCACCCGCAAAGCCGCCTCCGCCATGATCGCGAAGATCCCGCTCCCGCTCTCGCGCCACATCGCCAGGACGTTTCACTCATGACCGACCTCGAACGCCTCGCTCCGGCGCTTTTGCCGTGCCCGTTCTGTGGCGGTGAAGCCATTCGCCGGAACACGAACCATTTGATATTTTATGTTGACTGTCTGGAATGTGGCGCGGGGACCGGGCGTGAGCGTTGCGACATGGACTCAATAAGCGCCTGGAATCGCCGATACGTGGGCGAGGACAGTTGCGCGAGATGATCGAGAGGGAGACGGCATGAACAATATACGCAATCGATTCATAGCCGCGATGTCAAAGCCAGGAGCGATCATACGGTTGTTCGATCGGCAGGAACACGAGGCCGCGTTCAAGCCGTACTGGCCGGAGATGCTGGATTTCGAGTTACCAGAAAACAGTCAGGCGGAGCGCGACGAAATAACGGCTTATCATGCGACGTTCGCGTATGACCGATGACCATCCGCTCCGCCCCGGCGCCCTCGCGACGGCGGTGCTCGTGGTCGGCGCCTGGATCGCGGGCGTGTGGGCTATCGTGACGATGGGGAGGTGGCCGTGGTGAATGACGAAAATCACATCGTTCCAATCAGTGGTGGCAAGGACAGCACGGCAACGGCGCTCTGGTTGAACGAAAACGAACCACGCGACTATGCTTATGTTTGCACGCCGACCGGGAATGAACTGCCGGACTGGTTCGCGCACATGCGAGTCCTGGCTGGCCTGTTGGGCAAACCGATCCTGCCGGTCATGGGCGGCACGCTCAAGGGTATCATCGAAGAACAGGAGATGATCCCGAACTGGCGGGCGCGGTTCTGCACCCGGATGCTCAAACTGGACCCGTTCGCCGCCTACCTGATGCGACGGACGCCCGCGACGATCTACGTTGGTCTAAGGGCCGACGAGGAAGAACGGGAAGGCGGCGA